AAATTCACATAATCGTGAACTTTAGCGAAAAGCTAATTCACATAAAGCAATCAAAAACTAAACAAAGAAAGAAAAGGAATCTCTCAAAAAGCAACCATATTTCTCATATCGCTCGTCCAACTAACCGCAATCATATGCTTACATCGCTCACATTTCATCTCGAAACCTTGCCCCTCATATCACTTTGCTACAAAAGTAAAATCGCATTTCTCTTATCGCGCATTAATCAAGTTGAAGCTATCTTCCTCATTCCGCGCATTAATTAAGCTGGAACAATCTTTCTCATACTGCACCTCAACCAAACAAGAAATAAAACGCATCGTAAGCAACAAAAAAGCCAAGGCTCTGCTCACAAAAGAGCATTCCTTGGCTTTATAACTGCTGCTTTATCGCTTCTTAATACATAGCGATTAGTAGCTCATCGAAAAACGAAGAAAATCCCGTTACCTTCCATGGTCAAATCATTTTCTTAAGTCCCTGCGAAGAAACCATTTTTTAGACTCGCCAGGCATAACATTAAGCGCATACTTACCTCGCTAGGTATCACGCTGAGCGTATATCTAGCCTCTACGAGTGCCGCATTGAGCACAGAAAGAACCTGACTTATTAAAAGCACCACATGAAGGGCAGGTCCACGCTTCATTATGAGAATGACTTGAAGCCACTGGAGGATTCGGTGCACTTGTTCCATTAAAAGTGTCCTGGGAAGCAGGCTGTGGCTGCGTGACGGATGCTTGCACAGGAGAAGAAGCTGTTGGCGATGCTGGTTGCGGAACAGAAGGCGCAGATCCTGTAACTGGAGCGGTAGGCTGCTGAGCAGAAGAATCGAAGCTTTGAGTAGGCGTAGAAGTTTGCTGGTGCGCGTTATGAGCAGTAGGAACAGAATATCCGCCTTGAGGAGCATAAGGAGATGGTGAGGAGTGGCCAAAAGAGCCCGTTTGAGTATCGTCCTGCTGACCAGAAACTGACTTACGAATCGCAGAAGTGTTCTTCCATATCAAAACGGTAAGGAGCGCAAATTCAAACCAAAGGCGGTTAAGCACTTCAAGGACAATACAAACGATAAGCATGATCAAAATACCTGCGAACGCTGCACCTGGATCATACATAATCGTAAATAAAGAAGTAATAATACTTGCAGCACATTCAAAAGCGATCAAGCATGCTGCAAAGATATAGAGAACTTTTAAGATATTTTCGATAATAAGATGCTCGAATCGAAAGAAAGGACCCCAATCGCGCTTCAAACCAGGACTTTTATGAATATTATCGACAGCAATAAACTTTTTATAAAAGAGTACCGTAACAACGATTGCGGCAACAAAGGCTATAAAACCAAGAACAAGACCGACGCCCACAGTATTGGCCATGGTGCTATAGCCGTACCCATAAGAACCGTACATAGCTAAACATCCTCTCAATAAGAACGGGAAAGAAAATAGACAACTCATTATCCCACGAATAACAAGAGAAAGTCCCGAAAAGAAGTCGAAAGACGGGGCAAAACAAAAAAGCCAGAAGAACACAAGCTTCTGACCAGGCAATTCAATGGTGGGCGCTACTGGGTTCGAACCAGCGACCCCCACCGTGTGAAGGCATCTTATATATAAAGTATACAAATCATTGAAAGCAATAACCGCAGGTCAAACATGCAGTAAAATCACGTTACAGCACTGAAAGCAGATTCTGGAAGGATTTTTGTGGCTAAAATTGTGGCTAATCTTCAAGCCTTAAAACCGCATCTCGCATCTGTTGAACATTTACATGGGTATACACTCTAATAGCCATACGATCATCCTTCTGGCGCATGAGCTCCTGTATGGCTTTTGGGTGTACATTATGCCTTGCTAAATTGGTAGCAAATGTATGTCTTAAATCGTGATAACGTACACCATCACATCCAAGACGAGCCCTATTTCTTTGCCACCAGCGGCCCAATACTTTTTTATCTAAACTATCTCCTAAATCATTAGCACACACAGCCGTTTCATCGAATTGCACCACACCGTATTTAGCCATGCGTTCAGCCTGGCATTCCTTCCAATCTAGTAAGAATTTAATAAGCTTAGGTCGCATAGGGACTGCAGTAAGTTTGTTGCCACCTTTTGTATCAGGAAGTAATAAAACGCCATCAATAAGGTTTACGTGTTTCCAATCAAGCGCAGCAACTTCGCCTCTACGCAATCCGCCATACAAAGCCAAAGCAACTGCAGCGTGATGATTCTCGGTTGGTGAGCATTGCTCCATAAGGGTTATTTCTTGTTGCTCTGTGAGCGGTTCTCGTTCTTCTGTATCTATCCTCGGTCGTTCCACCCCATCAAAAGGGTTTTTAGATGCTATACCATTTGGCATTGCGTAGCTTTTATACATGGTACTACCAGCCTGTATACCCATAAGGACATAAGTGGTCGAAAGAGGCATACCACTTGGACTATCTCCAGATAAGAGAGCCTTTATAGCATCAGTAATCATATATGGCTCAAGCTTATTGGCAGGCATTTTCCCTATGTGTCTGCATAACGCATTGAGGGAGCTATGGTTCTTTTCCGCTGTACCTTGAGCAATTTGACGCATGGCCAAGCGATGCTCAATCCATTCGTTACACAACTCTTCAAAGGTAAGTTTGCGCGCTGGTGCAGAGCTTGCTTGATTTTCTACTTCATTCACGAAATCAGCTAATGCTGCCTGAGCCTGTCGATAGCTACCATGGAAAGTACGAGACTTTTCATGGTACTTCCCTGTTCTTGCATTTAATTTTGTACGAACACGTAGCTGCCAAGTTTTACATTTACCGCGTGGTTTGTTTGGCTCCATTTGACGTATAGAACCCTTAGAGGCATTAGACATGATACAATTCACCTAGCCTTCTGGTTGGAGGTTGCCCCGCTCGCTCGCCAAAGTTTTGCGGGGCTTTTTGTTTTTCAAATATATAGATTTCGCCTATGTAACGATTTCTTATTTTTCAAGAAATTGCAACTATAATGCATTAAGCCGACTTGAGAAGGAACAAAGCTGGGTTCCCGAATGGGAGTAGGCTTATTGGCTTAGAATTCCCTTGCTCCTGGGGTCGGCTTATTTTTTTCTTTTTGCTCCTCAATCATTCTTTCAATAACATGAATCGGATCTTGCTTTATGGCAGAAACAACCGCTTCTACTGCTTGTTGGGAATAGACGTAACTTGAATTCTTTTCGTTCTTTAACGACCTATCATGAGCATATCTTTCTTCTGATTTCATACCGTAAAACTTAACGAATGTATTCCAATGATAATTGTTGAATCTTTTAGGCTCCCCTTTGACAATTAGAGTGATCCCAGCCTTTTCTAGCCTTCTGTTCACTTCTTGGATTGCGGTCTTTGCTGTAAATGGATACTTATCTTGTACGTTTTGAATTTCTTTTACTACAGCAACACCAGTGGGAGAATCTTTATCGATCCTAATTGCAAGATCAGCTTTTTTAGGATTTTTCGTAATAACAAAATTAGTTTCGTAAAACCCTGAATATTTTGCGCTTCCGTCTCCACCTGCAAAAGCTACAGAATTATTCATTGTCAGTAGCTTCTCAGCAACTTCTGGAGAATATTTAGCCCTGATTTTCTCTGGGTCAATAATGTCGCGCTTAACCGACAACACCAAATAACTTTCTGGAATAAGATCGCTAATTTCAATTCCATGAAATTCATGCATCTTTTCTTCGTAGTTCTTTACACAAACCTGAAACAAAGGACCATAGAACAACTCATACTCATCAGTTACAAAATGAGTGCTCGTATTTCGTAAATCTAAAATTTTCTCAAGGTTAATCCTTAAAGGAGCATTCTCATTACTAAAAACCGAAGCAATACAATTATTAAGGGAAATAGTTCTATCGGGACTGTTCTTATAATAAATCGATTGTTCTCCGTCTTTTTTTTATCATGTAGGCTTTAAGCATAAGCTCCCACGCATTGCAGAGAAAAAACGAACACCCTTCGACATGGTAACGAATTGTCGGGCGATTATATAGTTCAACAGCAAGAAGAAAAGCCTCTTCAGATTTCTGAATCAGTCTATCGTAGGTCTTTTGCTCAACTTCGTTCATGCTTATCCCCTCCTTCCTACTCCATCTCTTCTTTCGGCTGGAACCAAACAACAGTGCCAACCAATGTTTGTTTTTTTAGAATCAATAACTAAGCCTTTAAATTTGAAAATCAAAAGGTATTGTGTACCAAACGATCTCGCCTTCTATCTTCAGTTCTTTCCAATTAGACAGGATCATTCGTGATTAAACTCTTCCTTGACAGAAGAAAATAGCTCCGAATGCTTTTCGAATAAATCCAAGGATTTCTGTGTCGGAGACCATTTCTTCTTGTCTACATCGCAATATTCATACTCAACTAAACCGTCATAAAACAGTGACTCTAATTCTGCATTCAGCGACTCATAGCTATAGTTGTTTTCAGGAACTTCAATAAAGCCTTTCCTTATAACGCCATACAAATATAGTTTCTTCTCATATTCCATATGCTTAATGTCTGAAATAAGGCTTTTCCATCTTTTTTCTTCTTCTTCGCTTTTTCTCTTATTTAATTCTTCTTCCTTTTTCTTCTCCTCATATTCCCTGATAGCTATTTCTTTTTCTACTTCTGTGTCGGCAATCCTTTCTCGCAGTCTGTAGCCGAGAAATGCCCCAATAAGCAGAAGAGCCACAGCAAGCGGAATAGTAATGGCTGGATTATTTAGATCAAGGAAAAAAGGAACAACCGTTACCCCGAATATCGCTAGTAGACTTGCTATTGTATTAACAATAAAAGAAGCATGCTCAAGGATCCTTTTCACCTATGCGCTCACCTCCTGGGATGCAGGTATATCACGTTCGGCAGCATCTTTAGACATTGCCGCAGCGTCTCGTGCGGTATCCAGGATGCGTTCTTGTCTATCTACGGTGGACGATCGGTAACACTCCATTAGCTCTTGTTCGTAGGGATCAGTGAGTTTTTTATCGTCAACAGAGCGTCCAGCTAAAGCATCGGTAGTGCAATTGAGAATTTCAGCACAGGCTACAGCTTGAGGAAAGGACATGGTTCTTTCGCCGCGTTCCCACGTTCCATACCTGCTCTTTTTTATGCCAAGTTCCTTGGCCATATCTTCTTGTGACAAACCTCTAAGGGTGCGTAGTTTTTTCAACTGTAAGTTCATTTCGGCACCTCCTTGTTTAACGCAAATCATACTTCTTAAATATCAAAAGTTCAACTTAAAGTTAAAAAATTACTTGACATGTTTACTTTGTGTTGTACTATTCGTTTTAGAGTTCAACTTTCTGTTGAACTTTTAGCCAACCAATGAAGGAGCAGAAATGAAAAGCTACGTCTTAGTTCTTATCTGGGCGATTTGGGCTGTGTTCTTCGGAGCTGGACTTTACAGCAAGTCTATCGGATTGGAACACGAAGGAAATAGCTTGCTCATTATGGCGCTGCCCTTCTCAGGAATCCTTCTTGGTTGGGGTTTACACGCAAGGAAAGGAGGTAAGTAATGTCTTTCGATCTTAACTACATGGCACGCGAAATGAAGAAAAAGCGCATCGACAAAGGTTGGGAGCAGCGTGACTTGGCAGAAGCTAGCGGCATCAGCTTGGCAAGCATCGGTCGCTACGAAGCTGCTCTTAACACGCCGAGCTTCGAGGCTATGTGTCGTATCGCTGATGCATTCGAGTGCCCAACAGACGACTTCTGGCAGAAGAGTGCGTAAGGAGGTAAGTATGAGCGACAAAGAATGGAAGTTTGGGTTTATCGTTGGCGTAATCTGCGGATGGCTGTTCTCGATGGTATCAATTTTTATCACGAAAGTACTGTACTAACAAATGCGGTTAACACAGGCGTGAATATACCAAGAATCCAGCCAAATAGAACAGATCCTATCGAGAAAAACCTATCGAACCTTCGTTGTCGTTTTGATTCTTCAAGTTTCTTAACCTCTTCCTCTTTTTCTATTCGGGCTTTTTCTACCGCCCAGTAGGCAGAAGGGTTGAGACATTTAACGTAGAACTCATTATTCGTATAAGAAACACCCTGAAGATATTCCTTTTTCCAAAGGCTCATATACATACCTTTCAAGGTCTTATCTTCGGTTCTTTTTAATGCGAATTGAGTTATTTCTTCTTCGTTATTTATTAAGAGCTTGAGCTCACTTAATTCTTTCTCGGTCAATTGATCGGTCATCAAGCATCCATTCATTAGTCCTAGTAATTCTCCCATTACAGGATACAAGAAGCACAAGTAAGGAGGTAAATCATGGGCAACTACAACCAACCAACCAGGAACATCCTGGAATTCACCGACGCCGAAGAAGGCGCTGGCTATGAAGAAACCGAGCACTCTATCAAGAATCGCATTGCGCGCAAGTTTCTATTTAATGGCAGTTCTATCGTGCCTCTTGAATGTGATCTTAAATCATTCGAACTTGGCGGCATTGTCTATCGCTACGTTAACAGGGTCAATTTCTCAGTCAATGGTTACGGCTACGGCACTGACTTCAAGGACATCTGGCGCGATGAAGCCTATGACGATATGAGCATCTACAAGGTCAATCATCCAGAAGATCAGGAGAAATAACTATGGCCACAAATAAAACGAGCCCCAGCAATAGCCAGGGCTCCCAAACCACTAAGCAGTATACACCATTAGCACCTGAAGGATACACCTACCTCACGGTAGAAGAGCTTGCCCTGCGTCTGCGTCTAAGTAGTGATAGCGTGCTTCGCCGCTGCCGTGACGGCAGTATCCCTGGTGCACTAAAGTTCGGGAAGCTGTGGCGTATTCCAGTCAAGGAGGAAACACCGTCATGCAAGTAGGGGCACTATATCTTGAGCCAGGCGATCTGTTCGTTAGCCTTTTAGCGATTGGTTGTTTTATTGCGATCTACTTCATCTTTAAAGCAACCAAAGCTTCTTATGAAGATGGCTACAACGAAGGCTACGAGCGTGGATATCAGGACGCTATTCTGGATGGCTTGGACGATACCAGGAAGGCGGCGTAAGCACCATGCCTAGTATCGTAGCGATTGACCCAGGCACCACCAACACCGGCATTGTGTACATGAACGAGCATCGTGTCATCGATGTCAAAACCATTCACTATCCCAAATCATGCGGCGTCGACAACTACCTGCTTGATTCACGTTGCCAGAACATCTGGCGTCAACTTGAGCAGTTCTTAGTCATGCATGGCCATGAAGTAGTAGTAATCGAAGGCTTTGTCCCCTATCCAGGTATGCGTACCGCCAAAAGCACATCGCACCAAACACCGTGGCTTGTGGGCTATCTTTTACGTGGCCTTGAATCTGCAGGTGAAATGCCTGTAATTCAAACAAGCAAGCAAGTTTTAAACCCACGTACCAAGGGCAACCTTTCCAACCAGAAGGACTTGCTTGAGTGTCGTCGCTATGTCTACGAGGGTCAGAAGCTACTTACTAATGATCACTTGCGTTGCGCTTTCTTGCATGGACTCTACTACCTTATTGGAGCTGGTGAGGTCATTGCGTAAAGGAGCACATCGTATCGACTGGAGCACCAAGGACATTAAATACTTGCGCGATAACGCTGGTGTATTACCCATGCGTGAGATCTGCAAGCACTTAAAGCGGTCAAAAAATTCTGTTGATTGGATGTCTCGCCATCTAGGCGTATCTCTTCGCTGCTTTAAAACAAAGCTCAAATGGTGCCCCGTCTGTGCTAAATGGCGCTCAACCGTATCCCCTAAAACTGGTCAGTGTCGCGTATGTTCCAAACGTAAAAACCTCATGGATGGTGAGTGGCGCGTATCGGATGCGCTCATGCAGCTAACGCCAGAACAACGGCTTATCTACGATGAAGAAGAATCAAGCCGCGGTAAGCGCCGTATACCTCCTAAGCCAACCAAAATGAAGGTATCGCCTAAGAATCGCTACAAGTACGCCAAAGAAGAAGAGCGCTACACCATTGCGCTTGAAGCCTGGGAAATCAAATGCCTGGATCTGGATATTGATGCAAACAAAACACGCTTGAAGCGTATCCGTAAAAAGCTTGGCACCAATCCAAGAATTAATTCTTAAATGAATCACGGTTTTTAATAAAAAGCCTGGTCATAGTTCAAAAGGAGGGACTATGAACTTAGAAGTCGTAAGCATCGACGATGTTTACCCTAACGAGAACAACCCTCGTAAAAAGTTCGAGGGTATTAAGGAGCTGGCAGCCAGTTTCGATCTTAATAAAGAACGTCCTGGCGAACCTTTTATCCCACCTATCCTGGTACGTGATGGAGGTATCTATCACATCGTGGATGGTGAGCGCCGCTATCGTGCTATGCAGAGCCGTAAGCTCGCAAAGTTTACCGCAAACGTCTGCGAAGATTTCGACGAAGCGAACGCACTTGTCGCAGCCATGGCCACCGATGACAAGCAGCCCTTGTCAGACATCGAGAAGTCTCGTGGCGTACAGCAGATGTTGCTCTTAGGTGTGGATCCCGCCTCTGTCGACAAAGCAACAAAAGGTAAGAACAGGGCAAAGCGCGTCAACCACGCCATGATCTTGGTCGATGATGCAGCAGAAGATATGAGCCTAGATCGCCTGCTTGCCATTGATGAATTTGCCGACGATAAGCATGCCGTAAAAGCACTTACCAACTGCACCGAGAAAGAGTGGCAAAAGATCGCCGATCACCTGCGCACCAAGAAGAAACGTCAGCTTGAGTATTCGGTACTACGCAAGGAAATCAAAAAGCGTGGCTGGAAGATCGTAGGGCACCAACCAGAAGGCTATAAGTACCGCACCTATGTCGAGCGCAATCAACTTGATTTTGTTGAAGAGAACTACCAAAAAGCACTGGCCAATGGTGCAGTGTTTGTACTCCATGACTGGGATTTGGAACGCAAAGCCTTTGCTGAAATGTTTGTCCCGATTGAAGAGGACGAAGATCCTACAGAAGCTAAGTGCAAGCAGGAACTAGATGAAATCAGGGCACAGCTTAATCAAGCAGCAGAAAATCGCAAAGAGTGGATCGTTAGCAAAATAAAGAACAACGATCCGTGCCCTAACGTAGAGAAACAACTCTACAAGGCTATATTTCAAAGTTTTCAGCTCAATGAATTCGAAATCAATGAGCATGAACCACTCTGTATGGTTGCTAAAGCTATCGGTTATTTAAATCTGCCAAAACTAAACGGTATGTGGGTAACCGAAATCTACAACGGTAAATGCACCTCACAAGGTCAGTACGAAAACTTCCGCAGCTATTTCGAGCCAGTTCTTTCCTACATTGTCGACGGTTACGAGCCCTGTAATTGGGAAAAAGAACTCTACGACAAGTGCGCCCAAGTAAAAGCGCCCGAATCAAAGGAGATGTAAATATGGATCAATCTGTCAAAATCACCAGCTTTGAAGCTGAGAATATCAAACGTGTTAAAGCGGTAGAACTTAAGCCAAGCGAAAGCGGCCTTACCGTAATCGGCGGTCGCAATGGACAAGGCAAAACCTCGGTGCTTGATGCAATAGCTTGGGCACTAGGCGGCAACCGTTTCAAGCCTAGCAATGCCAAACGCGAAGGATCCACTACCGACCCAAGACTTCGCGTAGAGTTGTCTAACGGCATTGTGGTAGAGCGTAAAGGCATCAATTCCTCGCTTAAGGTAACCGACCCATCAGGCAATAAGTCAGGGCAAAATCTGCTTGACTCTTTCCTAGAACAGCTCGCTCTGGATCTGCCGAAATTCATGAATGCATCTGACAAGGAAAAGGCTGAAACACTCCTACAAATCATCGGTATTGGAGATGAACTTACTCAGCTCGAGGCAAAGGAAGAGCATCTCTACAACCAGCGCACCACACTTGGACAGCTCGCCCGTCAGAAGCGCGGTGCTGCAGAAGATATGACCTACTTTCCTGATGCACCTAATGCACCGATTAGCGCATCCGAGCTTATCCAGGAACAGCAAGCAATCCTGGCACGCAACGGAGAAAACCAGCAAAAGCGCTACCAGGCACAGCAGCTTGATTCTCGTTGCAAAGATTTAGCAGCACAGCTCGCCCGCTTGATGCAACAAGCAGAGGACATTAACAAGAAGGTTAATGAGACCACCTCACAGCTTGAACAAGCACGCTCTGATCTTGACACCGCGAACAAAACGGTCGAACAACTTCGCGATGAAAGCACGGCAGAGATCGAAGCCAAGCTACAAGAAATCGATGCCATTAATACCAAGGTACGCACTAATGCAGCACGAGAAAACGCTTTTGCTGAAGCTGACGAACTCGACGGTCAATACAAAGAGCTCACCGACCAGATCGAAGACGTACGCACCAAACGTATGGCGCTCTTGGACGGTGCCGACCTACCCTTGCCAGGTCTTAACGTCAAACAGGGCAAACTCACCTATAACGGGCAAGCCTGGGACTGCATGAGTGGATCCGAGCAGCTCCGTGTAGCTACCGCTATTGTTCGCGCCTTAAAACCAACATGCGGCTTTGTGCTGGTAGACAAGCTTGAGCAATTTGACCCACAAACACTTGCGGAATTTGGTGTCTGGGCACAGACGGAAGGTCTGCAAATTATTGGCACTCGCGTTGGTAGTGACGACTCATGCCAGATCATCATTGAGGATGGCTATGGTATGCCTCCTACCTCAACCGTTGATGCGACTGCTGCCTTTGCTAACACTCCAGGGCTTGCCATGGCAACTGGCGATCCTGTTCCACCTGTTACGCCAGTTGATCGTTTTACCGCACTTACTGCTAATACCACCGCCCCTGTTAAACCCGAGCAGAAATGGAGCATTTAAATGAACGAAGCAAAAGTTAATGAATTAGTCCTCAATCTCATCAACACCAAGGCATGTATTAATACCCTCACCGACAAGAAGAAAGAGCTTGAAGACGCCATCAAAGAAGAACTTGGTGAAGGTGGCAAGCACATTACCCCTGAAGGCCATACGGTCACGGTAACAAGGCCAACCACTCGGACTGGCTTAAATGCAAGCGTTATTCGCGAGAAGTATCCCGATGTCTACAAAGCATGCATCAAAACTTCTATCGCATCAGCGCAAGTCCGCCTGACAGTCGCAAAGCATTAGGAGGTGCTAGCTATGCAATTTGATATTTCACAAGGCCCCATGTTGTCCGCTACTAAGTTGGTGATCTATGCCGTAGAAGGTATTGGGAAGTCAACGTTCGCATCCAGATTTCCTAACCCCTTATTTATCGACACTGAATGTTCTACCAATACCATGAACGTTCGTCGTCTCCCTGCCCCTGATAGCTGGCAGATGCTCTTGCAAGAAGTTCAGTACGTGCGCGATACGCCCGGGCTGTGTGCAACACTCGTTATTGACACGATCGACTGGTCAGAGCGTCTTTGCATTGACGAAGTATGCAAGACCCACCAGAAAAGCGGCATTGAAGACTTTGGTTATGGTGCAGGCTACACCTATGTGTATGAAGCCTTCGGCAAGCTGTTGAACTTGCTGTCCGATGTGGTGGAGCGCCAAATCAATGTAGTGTTGGTGGCCCACTGTATGATTCGCAAGTTCGAGCAGCCAGACGAAGCAGCGGCGTATGATCGCTACCAGCTAAAGCTTATCGACACACCTAAGAAATCAGTAGCCAATATGGTTAAAGAATGGGCGGATGTGGTCCTATTTGCTAACTACAAGACTGTGGTCGAAAAGACCGATAGCGGCAAAGCCAAGGCGCGTGGCAATAAACGCGTCATGTACACCCAGCACCACGCATGCTGGGATGCCAAGAATCGCTGGGGCTTAGCTGCAGAACTGCCATTTGATTACCAGGAAATCGCGCCTTATATCACGCAAGCAACCTGTGCCAATCCTGCACCTGTTCAGGTTGTGGCCCAACCAGAGCCACAACCACAGGTAGACCAGGCTCCAACGCCTGTGCCAGAACCACAGCCAGCGGCACAAGCGACACCTGCCGCACCATCTGAGTGCGATTTGCCAGACTTCTGGGCACCAGCGCTGCAACTTATGCAGGCTGACGGCGTAACCGTAGATGAGATTCGTAAGGTGGCTGCAGATCATGGTCATTTCACCATCGACACACCGCCTGAGAACTTCCCACCAGACTACATCAATGGGTTCATCGTGCCGAGCTGGCAGCAAATCTTGGAAGTAGTCAAGGCAAACCGTATTGAAGTCCCATTTAACTAGAAAGGATCCTACAATGGCAGAAGTAGATTTAGGCCAAGACCTCGGCTGGGAAGGTTACGTTATTGACGATGGTCCCTCTTTCGAGCTGTTAGAAGCAGGATACTATCCCTTCCGCGTAAAAAAGCTCGACAAGGAACGCTTTGAAGGATCGGCCAAGATGGCATCGTGTTCTCGCGCAAAACTTACTCTAGAAGTAAACGTAGGAGACCATGAAGCAACCATTACTGATCGCATTATGCTTAACACTAAAACACAGTGGCGCGTCGCTCGATTTTTTGAATGTCTTGGTTTTACCAGGGACGATGAGGGCCGCATGCAGATGCACTGGAACGATGTCGAAGACAAAGAGGGCTGGCTCAAAATCAAAGTGCGTGAGTATACCGATAAGAATGGCAACAAGCAGCAGACCAACGATGTCGACGAGTACTGCCGCCCACAAGATGCTGAAAAAGCCTACAAAGAATGGACAGCGCGTTACCAGTCAGTACAGCAGCCAACACCCGTTGCAGAGCAGCCTGCGCAGCCTGTGCAAACCGCTATGCCAATACCAGCACAGCCCCAACAGTTCACTAATCCCACTACTGGTAGCCCTTGGAGCTTGTAATGAATGCCGTAAGTTTACGGCCATATCAGGAAGAAGCACGACAGGCCATTGAAAATGAATGGCAAGAAGGAAGGAAGCGCACCCTGTTGGTTCTGCCGACAGGGTGCGGCTAACTTAAGGCAAAACAATCGTGTTTTCGATGGTGGCCAAAGATTCAGTAGACGAAGGTAAACGTGTGCTTATCCTGGCACACCGTAGTGAGCTACTCCAGCAAGCAGCCGACAAACTAGCCAACGCAACGGGTCTTGGTTGTGCGGTCGAGAAAGCCGAGCAAACAAGCCTAGGTTCATGGTTTCGCGTGACGGTTGGCAGTGTGCAGACATTGATGCGTCCTAAGCGCTTATCTAAATTCGCGCCTGATTACTTCGATACGATTGTAGTTGATGAAGCTCACCATTCGGTGTCAGATAGCTATCAAGCCGTTCTGCAGCACTTCCCTAATGCTCAGGTATTAGGAGTTACCGCGACCGCCGACAGGTCTGATAAACGCAATCTAGGTCAGTACTTTGATTCAATAGCTTATGAATACACCTTACCTCGCGCTATTCGTGAGGGATACCTCTCCCCCATCAAGGCGCAAACCATACCGCTCAAACTAGATCTATCAAGCGTGCATATTTCCAACGGTGACTTTGCTCTAGGAGACATCGATACTGCGCTGGATCCATACCTAGAGCAGATAGCCGATGAGATGCTTGCTGCAGGCTGCATGGAGCGCAAGACAGTAGTGTTCTTGCCTCTTGTAGCAACTAGTCAAAAGTTCGCGCATATCTTAGCCGATAAGGGCTTTGCAGCGCGTGAAGTAAACGGAGAGAGCAAAGACCGCACAGAGGTCTTGGATTGGTTCGATCAAGCTGGTCCTGGATCTATTCTTTGCAATTCGATGCTGCTCACCGAAGGCTGGGACTGCCCGAGCGTGGACTGCGTAATCGTATTGCGCCCCACTAAAGTGCGTAGTCTCTATTGTCAGATGGTGGGGCGTGGCACTCGTCTATCGCCCGAGACAGGCAAGACTGAGCTTCTAGTGCTCGATTTCCTATGGATGACAGAGCGGCACGATCTGTGCCATCCAGCACACCTCATAGCATCTAACGATGACGTAGCACAAGCCATGACTAAGGCTATAGAGGACTCGCCTGGCATGGTGGATCTGGAAGAAGCGGAACACAAAGCCCAACAGGATGTCGTGGCGCAACGCGAGGAATCGCTTGCGAAAGAATTAGCTGCCATGCGTAGTCGCAAACGCAAGCTCGTGGACCCTCTGCAGTTCGAGATGTCTATCGCTGATGCCGATTTGGTTGGCTATGCACCGTCCTTTGACTGGGAAATGGCACCTGCATCCGACAAACAGCTAAAAGCATTGGAAAAGTTCGGCATTTATCCAGACGAGGTTGAGTGTGCTGGTAAAGCTTCGCTTCTGCTCGACAAGCTATATAAACGACAAAAAGAAGGCTACGCAACACCACGTCAAATTAGGCAACTTGAAAGTCGAGGATTCCAACAAGTAGGCCGATGGTCTCATGCTGATGCTCATAAGATCATAAGCATCATTGCGGCGAATGGCTGGCGCACGCCTGATCGCTTTGAGCCTGCAACCTTTGTACCTGAAGGAGGGCTGAGGTAGATGGGATACGATTTGCAAAGCTGTCTGGATGCCATCGATCCAGGGTCGTGCAACTACACTGAGTGGGTGCAGGTTGGCATGGCACTCAAGTCCGAGGGCTACGACTGGCAGATATGGGACGCGTGGAGTGCACGTGATACTCCACGCTACCACTCAGGCGAGTGTGAGCGCAAATGGGCGTCATTTAGCGAAGCAGGACGACAAAACGACGTCGCAGGCGGCACCATTGTTGATATGGCTCGGAAGGTCGGCTGGGAGCCGCCAGAATACGATCTAGGAGAAGACCTCGGCTGGGAAGGCTATGTCATCGACAACGAGCCTGACACAAGACCAGAATTACCAAAGAATACAGATACTCATAGGCCAACTTACCAGATTATCGACCCATCATGGGTTGAGAATGCTGAGCTAGAAGAACCAGGAGAAGAATGGTTAGGCTGGCGCGATTTGGTGAAGTATCTAGAGACGTTGTTTTCGTCTGAAGAAGTAGTCGGTTATGTGGTCGATTCCTGGGATAAGGACGGTCGTTGGATCCCGCAAGGCAAAGGCCCGCATACCGAAACTGCAGGAGATATCGTTGCGCGACTAAACAAGTACAACGGGGATCTGTCGAGCGCTATCGGTTTTAACAACACGGATGCTGGTGCGTGGATTCGCTTCAACCCGCTTGATGGCGAAGGTGTACGCAATGACAACGTAACGGAGTTTCGCTATGCGCTTGTGGAATCAGACGAGATGGCACCATCTAGACAGATAGCCATCATGCGATCGCTTGAACTACCGATTGCCGCTATGGTTCATTCTGGCAACAAGAGCGTGCATGCCATCGTACACGTCGACGCGCCGAACTACGAAGAGTACCGCAAGCGCGTAGACTTCTTATATCAAACCTGCCGAGATAACGGCCTTAAGCTTGATACCCAGAACAAGAACCCATCTCGCCTATCCCGCATGCCTGGCGTTATGCGCAACGGCAAAAAGCAGTGGCTCATCGCTACCAATATAGGCCGCGAATCATGGGCAGACTGGCGTGAATGGTTGGACGAGCAAAACGACGATCTGCCAGAGCCTGAAAGCCTAGCAAGTGTCTGGGACGATCTGCCAGAGCTTGCACCACCATTAATTGACGGAGTGCTTCGCCAGGGTCACAAGATGCTTATTGCTGGCCCTTCTAAGGCTGGCAAATCGTTCGCTTTAATCGGTATGTGCGTGTCCATTGCAGAAGGCCTGCCGTGGTTTGGATGGGAATGTGCCCAGGGTCGGGTGCTCTACGTAAACCTCGAGCTTGACCGAGCAAGCTGTCTGCATCGCTTCCGCGACGTCTATGAAGCTATGGGCGCTGTGCCCAACAATCTAGCCAACATCGATGTCTGGAATCTGCGAGGCAAATCTAAGCCTATGGATGAGCTCGCACCATCTCTGATCAGACGCGCTCTTAAAACAAGACCAATTGCGGTAATCATCGACCCGATTTACAAAGTAATTACAGGGGACGAAAATTCAGCCGATCAGATGGCGCAGTTCTGCAATAACTTCGACAAGGTGGCCGATAGTCTTGGATGCGCTGTCATCTACTGTCACCACCATTCCAAGGGCAGCCAGGGACAGAAGCGCTCCATGGATCGTGCCTCTGGTTCAGGTGTATTCGCCCGCGACCCCGACGCCTTGCTCGACATGATCGAGTTGCACGTGAGCGAAGACTTGGCCAAGCAACAAGAAGATGCCGCGGTGTGTGAGTGCTGCACTCAATTCCTAGATGCGCACCATGACCTAGATGGCTGGCGCGATGTGATTCCACTAGACGATCAAGTCATGGCCAACAAGATACTGGCGGACGCCAAGAACCTGATCCAACCTTTAGGACTCGAACAAGAACTACTGAACACCATCTATGCAGCCAGACAGAAAGTTAAGTCTCGCAGTGCCTGGCGCGTGGAAGGAACTCTGCGCGAATTCCCCCGCTTTGAGCCCGTGAATCTGTGGTTCGACTATCCCATGCACAGACGTGATGAGCTAAGCGTGTTGGATGATGCGGCACCTGAAGGTGAGATGCTGGAGCGTAATGCTTACCGAGAGCGAGGTCGTGAAGCAAAGGCTAAGCGAGATAGTGCACGCCAGGCAGAGAAGCTCGCAGCACTTCGTGAAGGTATGGATGCATGCGACCGCGACGAAGTGGAGCGCACACTTGAGAATGTTGTAGAGCGTATGCCAGAGGTCGGCGGCAAACAGGTAAGTAAAAGCACGGTAGCTAATTGGCTTAGACCAGGAAAAAACGAATGGTGCACGATTAAAACAAAAGGGAATAAAGGCAATAAACCTGGCATCCTTTATGACCCTGATTTAGAGGCAGCCTTAGCTGAATGGTAGGTATTAGCGCGGTCGGTCAGACTATATATAAATATATAAGAGTAACCGACCGCACAAACCAGTAATTCATGACTAGGTCGGGTTAAGCCGTGCGTGCGGGCTAAAGCCGCGCCCGCACTCGTGACGCGGGGCTAGACGCTTAACCGCCCTAGCATTTATTTACTAAATACGAATGACTGAAGGTAGGGAGAAAATGAACTTAAAAGAAGATAGGAAGGTTTCCAGGACACCGTATTCGCATAGCTTAGAAGAAGTAGAAGATTTATTAGCTCGATACGGTTTTGATTACATCAAGAACGCAACCGAATTTGTGCACATGAATGGAGGCATCAATAAGATCCAGAAGCTCATAGATGAAAACACACCAGAAACTTTACAGGATGTGATCAACGATCTAAACAGATCTATCTACCAATCTGCCACATTCGATCCCGTCAATATATCTGCTCTTGTGTATCGCCTTGAAGAGATTAACAAGCGTACGTGTGATGCAATGGAGCTAGAAGCAGCTAAAGACGAAAGGCAAGCTAAACCTACCGATCAACAGACCTGCCCTCATTGTGGTAGCAACCACGTAATCACTACCAAAGCTATCACTATCGGCGAAGGACGGTACAGCGAAGCAGAAACAGACCTTTGTCTTAAATGTGGTTCAGCTTGGTAGAAGGTGCTCCGAAATGGTTAAATATGGCGTAGTTTTTAACCGATAAAGCATTAGTGCAGCGTTCGAGTTAAATTACTTAACTAGTAGATCTACCTGACACCACAATAAAGCTATATATAGAAAGTGCAATAGCCCCTCTAATGGGGGCTATTTTTACGAGGTAATTCAAAATGATCAAAATTAACCAGTGTATTTATAGAAAGTTCCTATATCACAAAACAATTACGCTTACAAATATAAATTTGACAGCTTACCCCAAGTTATGCAAAATGATGGTACGACGAAATTAAACCTCCGTCTCTGGTTGTTCTCGTCCGCATTAAACAACCCCTCATGCTAGGATCCAGGATCAGGGTAAAATCCATAAGCATGAGGGGATTTTTTTTCGTAAGGTGTAAAGGATTAGCAATGTATACAGCAGAAAAGACGGCGATTTTGGTTGATGGCGGGTTCTATAAGCATCAAGCTAGAAGATTATTTGGAGATAAGTCACCACAAGAAAGAGCGCAAGAGTTAATTGCTTACTGTCATCGTCATTTGAAACAAGATAACGGAATGAAAAATAGCCTTTACCGTATCTTTTATTATGATTGCGAACCCTTAAGTGGAAATGTTTATCACCCTTTCTTGAAAAAAGATGTCAATTTCAGCAAAACAGGGGATTATTCATGGAATATAGCATTCTATGAAGAGTTATCACACCAAAGAAAATTAGCCTTAAGAATGGGTGAACTATCAGTGGGTGAATCCGGTTTTGTCCTTAGGCCCTCTGTTGTAAATCATCTATTTCGGGGAGATAGAACTTTCGAAAGCCTAAATGAGGATGATTTTGTATTAGATATAAAACAAAAGGGAGTAGATATGAGAATTGGTCTAGATATAGCTTCCTTAGCGTACAAAAACCAAGTATCTCAGATTGTCCTTATTGCTGGAGACAGCGATTTTGTACCCGCTGCAAAACATGCTCGACGTGAAGGGATTGATTTTATTTTAGATCCAATGCGTCAAGGAATCAGAGAAAGCCTAGGAATCCACATTGATGGATTAAAATGTCGTACCTACCCACTAGACAAGACAATGCTTGATCCTCTCCATGTTGATTACAAGAGAATAGAAAATCAGTGACACCTACCCCACTATAAACACTGCAAGGAGGGTTTTTCCTTCGCCTGGTTTTCCCCTTCTTGCACTCCTTTCTTTTTTCTCCTTGATAGGGAGCGCTAAACAGGCAGAGAGTCGCACCAGCAATGGTGCGGCTCTCTGTCGTTATAGGTGACACTGCACCAATACTGCTAGCTGTAGGGGTCAAGTCCTACGATAATCTCCCTTCTGAATAGTCAGTCCACCTCCTCGGGCTGGCTATTCTTATCTTGTGCGTGACACGTAGCCGATTATGCACTCATGGAACTTACCCCTAAACAAGCAAAATTTATCGACTGCGTGGTGTCGGGAATGACTTATTCCGATGCATACCGCGCTGCATATAACTGTGACCGTATGAAACCAGAAACGGTAAACCGAAAAGCGTTCGAACTAATAGAAAACGGCAAGATAGCGGCACGGATAGAAAATGCACGTGCTGAAGCAGCTAAAAAAGCTCAATGGAGCCTGGATTTAGCCGTAGAACGCGTGAGAAAGCTCAATGATGAAGCTGTGTCCGATCTTGAGAAAGACGGGCTTTACAAAGGCTCTCCTGCCGTCAAAGCGCTAATCGACTCAACAGCCCTGCTTAACCGCATGACAGGTATTGATAAGCAAATTGTAAAAGCTAATACTGATGCTGAAGATGTGCGAGTGCTAGTTCCTCCATATGATATGTCGGCTAACATATCGCCTACTTTCTGCGAAGTATCCCGCGCCATTGATTTAGGTAATGCAAACCGCATCATGCTCAAAGGTGGTCGTGGTTCTACTAAGTCAAGCTATGCCTATCAAAAGATCTTAGATGTGTTCCTGCATCGGCCTCATGCTCAATGGATTTGTGGCAGACGTTACGCTAATACCTTGCGCAGGTCTTGTTTCGCAAACGTACTGTGGGCCATTGCTAAGCGCGGTATGACAGTAGGCAAACCTGGTGAAGGTTGCGACTTCGATAAGACCACCTCGCCTATGGAGATTACTTACAACAAAACAGGGCAAAAGATTTTGTTCTACGGGCTGGACGAACCTGAGAAGCTTAAATCAATTACCTTTGAGGATCCAAAAGCGAAAATCGAGCTGTTACTGCTTGAAGAATACAACCAGCTTGCATGCGCAGAAGATGCTCGTAATGTTCGCCAATCAGTCTTTCGTAGCGACTACTCGCTTGAGATCGATGTATACAATCCATCTCCTGATGATATGCAGTGGACTAACCAGGAAGCACGCATTGAAGAACCTGGCAAGTTGGTGCATCACTCTAGCTACCTGGATGTACCTGAAGAATTTATTGGCAAGCGATTCATCGAGCAAGCCGAGCAGCTTAAAGCAATTAATGCTAAAGCCTACGCTAATGAGTACATGGGCGAAGAAACTGGGCTTACTGGCACGGTATTTGAGAATGTGGTGGCACAGTCCATTACCTACGAAGATAGACTGCAGCTCAAATGGATACGCTGCGGTGTCGACTGGGGCTATCAGAACGACCCGTTCGTATGGCTTATGGTTGGCTACGATCGCAAGACGCGCACGCTCTACATTATCGACGAGGTGTTTAACACCGAGACCTTAGATGATGTAAACATTGGAGAGGTTAAACGCCACTTAGTTGATCGAGATGATAAAGGCCAGCCGATCTACACCAACGAAGGCAAGCCAGTCTATAGCAAGCATAAGCCGCAAAACGAAATACGAGCAGATGCCGCAGCGCCTAAAGATATAGCCACATGGCGGCATGCTGGCATGGCAATTATGGGCGCATCTAAACGAGTACCTGTTGATGATGGCATTCGATGGTTGCAAAAGCGGAAAGCCATCGTGATTGATCGCGAACGCTGCCCTCTAGCCTTCCAGGAATTCAGCAGATACCGCGCCCTCGAAGATGACGAGGGCAAGTTCAAAGGCTACCCCGACAAAGATAACCACACCATCGACGCGGTGCGCTATGCCGTGTTCGATCTCATTTCAGACCCAGATATACCTTAAGCCGAAAGGATGCATACATGGATAAAGGACTCAACAGCGCAGCGAGTAAATGGTTTAAAAGCCTTGGATACAACAACGCAGACCTTCATACTCCAATGGATGAGTATATTACGAAATGGTGGAACTATATCCAGCAAGAAAGTAATCCGTTTTACTGGTTAGAAGAACCTGATGCACAGAATCCTGCTAAGAAGAATAAGATCAAGGTACGCAGTTGCACACCTGCATCTATGGTTTGTGATGATATGGCAGGCCTCATCTATAACGAGACCGCCTCGATATCGCTTGACGCTATTGATGACAAAACTACCGTTGGCTGGCTAGATCAGTGGTTAGACATAACCATGTGGCATGATCGAGCACCCTTAGCTATTGGTCGCATGTGTTCTACTGGCACCGCTGCATGGGCACTTCATGTTTCAGGATTCACCGAGACGGGTAAGTCGCCAATGCTTAAGGTTCGCCCGATGCGCTATGACGCGCGCTCCATCATCCCACTATCCTGGGAAGCAGACGATTGTATAGATTGCGCATTCTTGGCCACCGTCTATATTCATGGCAAGAAGTGCAGCCAGATCGAAGTGCACCAGCGCGGTGACGATGGCAATTATCAAATCTATTGCGGCTTCTTCGATGACACGGGAAAGCAGTTTGTGCCGTCGGGGTATTTAGATGGAAATACCAGCGTTAATACTAAACAACCATACCCAACCTTTAGCTTGATCAGACTCGCCTTTGACAATCCTTACTGGGACTACAGCCCAATGGGAGTAGCCTTGTTCCATGATGCCATTGATGCGCTGCAGACTGTAGATTTAGCGTTTAACAACATGGGTGACGATTTGATCATGGGCCGCAAGTTGTTAGCGCTGCCTGAATCGATGCTCACCAAAGATGAGTACGGTAATGCGCAGGTTCCCATGCTTTCCGGCAAGCGATTCTTCCTGGGCGTAAAAAGCAATACCTATGATAACAAGATGGGCGTGTACGAATACAATCCGTCCCTTCGCGTAGATGAAAACCGCGAAGCGCTATCGACTGCCCTGCAGATGCTAGGTAAGCGTATTGGCTTTGGTATTAAAGCTTACGCGCTTGATGATCAAGGCGGCATCACTACCGCCAAACAGGTAGCTGCAGACAATTCGGAGATGATGCGTGCCGTGCGACGCCACGAGCACATTATCAAGCCTGCTATTCAGTCCTTACTTACGGCAGCGTGCGGCATCTATCGCGAGCTAGGTACCATGAAACTTGAGGATATTGCAGGGCAGGTAAATGTAGTCTTAGGCGATTCCATCATGCAAGACGATGACAGCCTGCGTGAACGCGACCGAGCAGATGTGGCAGCGGGGCTCTTGGAACCATGGCGTTATATGGTGCGTTGGCAAGGGTACACCGAAGGAGAAGCTAAAGCAGTACAAGGTGTCAACGATGATAGCGCGCTAAACATTCCTATTGAGGCCTAAAACATGGCGCTTACAGAAAAACAGATCGACGATTTAGTAGAAGCAATCCTGCACGGAACCCAAGAGAGATACGTGCAGGATATGAGCGATCTTATGGTCGATCATCTTGCACAATCCTTTGCAAAACTCGGGGATGAAGCAGCCTTGCAACAACTTGCCGAAATCTTTCCTGGGCAAGCACAGACAATCCTCGCAAAATACCAGGATGCAATCAGCGATGAAGTGCATGATGAAATTGAGAAGACACTCAACGAATCAGCAGCAGCAGATCTAGATCAACTAAAAAAGATCTATGGCCAAGAACAAGCCGACGTTGCTGAAGCATACTTTTCTATGGGGGCTACCGCCCACTTTTCCGCACTAGCTAAAACTACTGCCGATCAGATTGCCGATATTGTACGCAGGCAAAATATCTTAATGGAGCAACAGGCTGAAACTAAGTGGTATCAGGTATCTCAGGATGCCATTAACGCAGTAGTGCTCGGCACCAAGCCAGCCGAAAAGGCGCTCGCCGATGGTGTTGTTGACCTGATGAACGCTGGCATCATGGTCATTGATTATGGGCGCAATGGGAAAGCCACTGTATCAAACATGGCCGATGTCGCCTTGCGACGCCACATTGTAAGTCAGGTAAGCCAAGTAGGCGGACAGATGTCGCTGGAAGCTATGCAAAGCTATGGCCATGAATTTGCGATTACTTCTGCGCACTTCGGCGCACGTCCTTCGCATGCCAAGTGGCAAGGTCTGCCAGGCTGCATGTCAGGCGAAAAAACAGTGAATGGCACCACTTACCCAGACTTTTATGTATTAACAGGTTACGAAGGTCTGCGTGGGCCCAACGTAGCACTTGGAGATAGACTAAAAGGTGTCAACTGCAGGCACGGACTATACCCGTTCTTTCCTGGGATTACCGAACTTCCCGACAGAGAGTTTAAAGCAGCACAAGAAAAGTACGGCAAGAGTAGCGACGAATACTACGCAGATCTGCAGCGCCAGCGAGAGCTTGAACGCAGAATTCGCAAGACCAAGCGCGAGATAGTTGGTTTAGAACGTGCTGGCCTCGGCTTAGAAAGTCCTACCTACGTGCAGAAGCGTCTCGTGCTTGGTAAGCAACAGCGCATGCTAAACAAGCATTGCAAAGACAACAAGCTGGTGCGCTTGTACAACCGTGAGAAAGCCTATGGCGTAAGTAGCCAGCCTAGGGCGCTGAAGAACTATTCATTTTGGAGCAGAGGAACACGGAGCGGCTACAGGATAGAAGATTTGTCTTCATTTGAAAGAAAATATCGCGGTACTACAGGTCGTGAAGTAGGCATGGCTTTTGACAAAGATGGAAACGATATTTTGTTCATTGATGGAAAAGAGAGCCATTCGATAGAGTTCACAAAACCTAATGGATACAAATGGTCTGATCTTTCTTTTGCTCATACTCATCCTGATGAATACGGTGGAACATTTTCGCTTAGCGATGTATTTTTCTTAGCTGACTCAGGGATTTTAGGATTACATGCTGTATGCCGTGAAGGAACTTACTCGCTTATTCCCAACCAAAAAACTAAGCCTCGAACGTTCGTAAAAGCATACGAAGATGCTTTTTTCGATGCACTTGATAAGTATGGTAAAGACCTTATTTCTATCAGGCGTTTTATGCATTCTTGGCTTCTAGATAACTCTTCAAAATATGGATTTAAGTATAGCTTTAAGAGGGTATAATTAATTCATGGAAAAGAACGCGTATTACATAAACGAAGACCCTGATTATTTGTATGCTCTCGCTATTGTGCACAGAGGGAAGCACAAAAATGAATCAGATGATGAAGCAGCTAAACGCGTGCTGGATAAGCATTTATACGCAATATGGTTAAAAGACAAAGAGACTCGCCAAAGGGTTGAAAGTTAAGACGCGACCTCGCATTAAGCGGGGTTATTTTTTTATTAGTTTATCTAGTGATTTTGCAATCTTAGCAAGAGACATCTCAATATTAGTTGAATCCTTAACCGTCGCAGTAAATGAATGTACGTTAATTGGATAAGTACTGCTGCCAGACTCTTTGGTTGTAATAGTGACTAAAGCATCTTCGTTTTGTAATTCTATTAATATAGGAAATGATCCAATAAATGTTCTTCTAACTCCTCCTGGCTCAAGAAAAGCAATTTCCTGATCTAAAAAATCTGTAACGATATCTTTTAATTTCGGATCAACAGGTAGATTTTTACTTGCCATCATTTTTATTTCTGTAGCTGGCTCCGTGCCTATGTTCTTCACCACAAGATGGCAAGCAAGTCCAGCTGAAGGAGCAGGTTCTAAATACGCAATAACGCAAGGACTAAACGTCTTCTTAAATGTTGCTTTAGCTATACGTGCCTGCCAACACGAAAATACCGCTGCGCAAATAGCAATCACAGCCATAACAATCGAAATAACCAGTGACACATCCACGATTCTTCTCCTATCAAATTAGGGAGGACTTGACATGAAAAATCTTATCGAAAAGCTCACTGATCCAGAAGGCGCATGGGAACGATCAGCTTTAGCATTGGGAATCTGTATTGGATCTACTATCTGCCTTATCCTTCACGTAATTTCAATGGTTGCTGATTAGTTTGAACAAACAACTTCCAGAACACCTAACTTGTGCAACATGTCTATTTGCCACCGAGCCCAATGAAGATGGTTTAGTAGAGTGCCGTCGTTTCCCTCCTGAGACATGGGCACTAAGCAATGACGAGATTATCCAAGTTCGCCCGCTGTTACATCCAACCAATGAATGCGGCGAACACTTCAACGCTCCTGAAGAAAGTCCAGAAGAGCATACCGAGTGACACCGCATAGATACTCCAACCATCGCAAGAGCCAAGCGAAGAGGCTCACCTCGCACGCCACAAGCGAAGAGTGGCACCACCAAGCGGGCAGAGAAGCCCGAATCAAACTCGATGGAAGGAGCAAATATGGCAGATACAGACAACGGCACACAGCAGGGTGCTGGCGATCCAGGACAGCAAAGCACCAATCCCTCACCAGACAATGGTGCACAACAAGGCGGCCCTAAAGGTCAGCCAGATGAAGGTCAGAAGCAAAAGCGTGAATCGTATGAGGCACGCATTAAGGATCTTGAAGAGCAATTAAAAGCCTCTAAGGATCGCGAAGCTTCGCTCAACGCTGATCTGGAAAAAGCGCTAAGCCAGGATGATGTAAACGCAGCGGTAAAGGAAGCCCAGGAAAAAGCGAAAGCCGCATCTGACAAGGCTGCAAGCGACTGGGCAGCACGTGAAAAGATGCTGACTGTTACCAATGCACTTTTAGCTGCAGGATGCAGCGACACGGTTGCTGTTATCGCCCATCTCGACATGAACGAAATCGAAGTAGCCAAGGATGGCCATATCTCTGGCTTGGATACCGCCAAACTAGCTGAGTCTTATCCCTATTTGTTCCAGAAAGAAGCAACGAACACACAGACGTTATCAAGCGCAGGTACGCCTGGTGGGGCTGGCAAGAAGATCACCAAAGCTGAAATTGTCGCAATCAAAGACCCGCAAGAACGACGTCGCTTGATTGCCGAAAACCAAGATTTATTTGAATAGAAAGGAACACACATGTCAGCAGAAACTGGACTTCAGAAAGCTGAAGACTTCGCTAAGGTATCTGAGATTGACTTTGTTTCTCAGTTTACTGAAGGCATTCGCGTACTTCAGGAAGTACTTGGCCTTACCCGCAAGATCGAAAAGGTACCAGGCCAGGTAATTAAGGTCTACAAGGTAGTAGGAGAGCTTGAAGACGGCACGGTAGGAGAAGGCGAAGATATCCCTCTGTCTCACTACGAAACCGAGGTAGCTGATACCTTCGAACTTGATGTCAAAAAATACCGCAAGGTAACTTCCCTTGAAGCTATTAACGACAAGGGTTATGAGCAGGCAGTAACCGATACCGACGATAAGATGGTTCGCCAGATTCAGGGCACCATTAAGCAGTCTTTCTTTGACTTCCTGCCTACTGGTACTGGTCGTGCAACTGGCGTAGGTCTTAAGGGTGCACTTGCTCAGACTTGGGGCCAGCTTAAGGTAATCACCGAGGATTACGATGTAGCAGACGCTGATCTTATCTACATGGTTAACCCTCTTGATATCGCGAGCTACCTTGAAGATACCGAAGTAACGGTACAGACCGTCTTCGGTATGACTTATATCAAGAACTTCTTGGGCCTCTATGACGTGCTCGTTTACTCTGGCGTAGAGCGCGGTATGGTTTATGGTACTGCGAAGAACAATCTTATCCTCTACTACACCAATCCTCGCAATTCCGATATTGCTAAGGCATTTGATTTTACAACCGACGAGACTGGTTATGTAGGCGTTCATCACGACACTACCTACAAGAACATGACTACCGAAACTACGGCAATTTGCGGCATTGCCCTGTACGCCGAGCTGCTTGACTGGGTAGTTGTTGGATCTATCGGTGCTAAGCCAGCTGAATCCGTAACGCTTTCCCAGAAGACCATGTCTCTTGGCGTTGAGGAAACCAAGCAACTTAGTGCTACGGTAATTCCAGCAGAAGCTGGCAAGGCAACCTTCGCATCTTCTGCCCCAGACAAGGCAACCGTAGATCCTGATACTGGCCTAGTAACTGGTGTAGCTGCTGGTTCTACCAATATCACTGCAACCGTAAGAGATAAGACTTCTGCAGCATGCGTTGTAACGGTAGCCGGTGAATAGTCATGGCTGGCCCAGTACCAACATACGAGTATTACTCCAAAGAGTTTGGCGGGTCACTTAGCCAGGATGATTTCCAGGCAGTTATTTCTAAGGCGGTGGCGCGCGTCAATGCGCGCTGCTGCCTTTTTGATTTGTCCGATTTACCTGATAAAGAACTGACTGCGTATCAAAACGCGTGCTGTATTGCATGCGATGCGCTCACCAATCCAGCGGTGTCGAGCTATACCGCATCGAAGGTGAGCGAGACATACGTCGATGCACCAACCATGGGCATCGATGACCTGATTGAGCAGTGTTTATCAGGCACCTATCTGATTGAGACAGCGCTATGAGTATTTATCCTCACACCGTCACTGCCTGGATTAAGGAAACCGAAGGTCGCCAGGCAATTTGGGAAGGGCCTGAGATCCTTACGCGGGTACGCTTTGATGAAGTCTTTGGTGCTACCCCAGGCATCCAGGGCGACACATCAAATCGCAGCGTAACAATGTTGATGCCAGGATCAGCCGAACCGCTCAAAAAGGGTGATCGCGTGATTATGGGTGCTCATGCAGAAGAGAAACCACCCCAAGATGCCTTTACGGTTGAGACATCATCCCCTATCTACATTGGCTCTCACATACATCACTGGGAGCTGACGCTGACATGAGCGGGTCTATACAGATTCGTGTAGCCGCAGTTAACGTGGGGCGCGCTCTACAGAAAGCAGACCTTATGGAAACCGCTGCAGTAACCGCCATATCTCAGGCAGTGGTGCGTGATAGCGAGCCATACGTTCCTAAGCGTGAGGGTAAATTGCGTGCTTCCGCAGAAACGGAAAGCGACTATGAAGCTGGCAAGGTTCGATACGGCAGTGCAGCAGTACCATACGCAGCACCGCAGTACAACGCACCTGGCGGTTGGAAATACACCACACCTGGAACAGGTCCTGATTGGTACAGCAAAGCAGAGGGCAAGCACCTCAAGCAATGGATTAAAGAGGGGGAGCAAGCAGCAAAAGAGGAGGCAAGCAAATGAACTATGTTAATCCTGAACTGGCGAAACAGATTCTAGACCTGTTTGAAGAGGTTATAAAAGCAAATGGCGAGCAAGTAGAAATACACTTCGAAGAGTTAACCGCCGAACCTGGACCACTTCCGCGCCTTATGCTATCAACCAGGAACAGTTCTACCGACGCTTCGACAGGCTATATATCTGGTGAGTATGCCTGTCCATTCCCATGTTTGTTGACGTTACGTATAGCTGCCGAAGATGAGCAAGACAGGCTCGATGCAGACAAGTACCTTCGTAGTGTTACTTCTGCATTCTTACCAAAAGCAACCATACTTCCCGATTTTGTCGCATACCGAAAGCCAACTGCATCAATCCCCTACTGCTTGGGACGCACGAGCGCCTTCGAGGACTGGCAAGTGACATTCGACCTTAACTATATCCAGAAACCAGAATAAATAGAAAGGAGCCACAAACATGGCTGAAGATAATACCGAAGTACCAGTATGGGGCGACGAACTCAAATATCTTATTAACACTGCAGGCAGCGAATCTCCTTCGTGGCAGGACATTACCCATCTACTTTCTTGGGAAGATGAAGGAGACGAGCAAGCATATGAGCCTAGTTATATCGACCAGCGCCTACCCTCCAAGTACGTATTAGGAAACAAGGCTTCCATTTCTTATGAGAAGGACTTGTTCCGAAATAACACACTTGATTCCTTCTTCCAGCAAAACGAGGGTAAATCGAACCTTCCTGTTGAGATCTTGCGTGTCTACTCCTGGGTTGAAGGTTCTAGCGCAACCAAAGTACTTGCAAAGAAAGCTCCATTTTTGCTTTCTACCCAGCTGCTTTCTAAGCCAAACTCTGGCGAGCCAGTAAAGGCAACAGGCACTCTTGATATGGCTGATAACGGAACCTGGGAAGAAGGAGATTGGGACTCTTCTGCCAGCACCTTCACTCCATCGGGGGAATAACTCCACCATCTGATGCTTCGGGTGGGACTGAGCAATCAAGCCCCACCACAGATGGTGAGGACGAAGCAGAAAGCGACAACAACGAGGAGGTCTTATAAATGGGCTTTGAGTTTAAGCAGACTTTTGTCCCGGTCGAGATCAACGGCAAAGAGTATCAGGTACGTGTGGGGGATCTTGATGCTATCGATGAGACCAAGAAGGTAGTTGTTCGTATCCAGAAGCTCACAAAGAATAACAACCTTGATGACACCGCGAAGATGACTTCCATCTTTCGTGAAATGCGCAATCTCATTGCAGGCATGATCGGCCAGGAAGCATGTGATGAAATCTTTGAGGGTCGCGGTAATAACTTCATGGAAACTCTGCAGTTACTTACCTATCTTAAGAAAACCGCCGCAGACGCCCAAAAGGAAACCTCTATGCAGGAACTTTTTAAGGAATTTGGTGTCTAGAGATGCTTAACCTCCTTACCAAGCAGATGCCGTCAACAGTTGATGTTGGCGGCATTTCTGTTCCCATCAACACTTCATTTCGCACTTGGATAGATATTTGGACTGTAGTCGATAATCCAAAAGCTTTGGATTGGAAGAAAGCGGCAGTGATCCTACTTAAAGCGTTTCCGCATGAGCCACAAAGCGACGGATCAGTTCCCTATCAAATTGCAGTAGTGCATACCGAGGAAGCCTTAACGGCAGCTCTTGATTTCCTCCAACGCAAATCAATTCATGGGCCAGAAAAGCCACCCACCAAACAGCAGCGCCGTCTGAAAAAAGTGCGTCTGTTTGATTGGAAATACGATGCCGTGAGGGTCATATCTGACTTCGAACGTGAGTACCACATCGACCTAACCGACCCTAAAACTGATATGCACTGGTGGCGCTTTATGAGTTTATTCGACGGCCTTAGTGACACTTCACAGACCATGGAAGCCATCAGAATACGTGCGGTTGATCTGGACGACAAGAATCTAAACAAGCAAATGAGGGCAAGCTACAGGGAGAGACAGCAAGCCCTCATGCTACCAGCCCGTACCAGAGAGGAGGCAGCCCACAATAGACACATAAGGGGCATGGATGGCTGACGGGCAGATTGAGATTGATATTACTGCTAATATCGAGCAGTTTAAGCAAGCAGTACAAGGATTAGTAGACCAGGTTAAACGTGAATCTAAAGGCATGGCAACAAACCTAAGCACTATAGGTAATGGCTTGTCTAATTTCGGCAACATCATGACCATGGGCGTTACCGTCCCATTAGCCGCTGCTGCTGGCGCGGCTGCCAAGTTTTCGTTTGACACCATAGCCGCAGCGGAACAGGCCAGTATTGCATTCGAAACAATGCTTGGTCCTCAAAAAGCACGCTCGATGTTAGAAGACCTTGCAGACTTTGCGGCTAACACTCCATTCGAGCTGCAAGGTCTTGAATCATCCACTCAAAAACTCATCGCAATGGGATTTGAAGCAGAAGAATGCATCCCGTTGCTCACCTCTATTGGTGATGCCGCATCTGGCCTTGGTGCAGGCCAAGCTGGAATCGATCAAATCACACGCGCTCTTGGCCAAATGAACGCCAAGGGTAAAGTGTCCGCAGAAGAAATGATGCAGCTAACCGAGACTGGTATCCCAGCTTGGCAATACTTAGCTGACGTTATATCTAATGGCGACATCCCTACCGCCATGCAAATGGTTACCAATGGTGTAGTAGACGCTGATACTGCAATACAAGCTTTGCAAGACGGTATGAATCGCGATTTCGGCGGCATGATGTCCAAGCAGGCACAAACGCTTACTGGCGTGTTATCCAACATGGCAGATGCCGTGCAAAAGCCTTTGATGGCGATCAAAGACACTGATGGATACAAGGATCTCACTGCAGCACTAAGTGATCTTACCGATTCTCTTGGGCCATTCGTTGAATCATTAATGCCGCACTTGGAAAGCGTATTAAAGAGTGGCGCTGGCGCAGTGAAAGTATTTGCTGGCGCGCTCGATAGCTTCAGCAACATGAGCGAAGAAAGCCAAGCTGGCGTTCTGCAATTCGTGCTTGCTCTTGCTGGCGTGGGTCCCGCAGCGAAGGTTGCTGGTGCTGGCTTTAATGTTGCTGGTAGCGCTGTTGGTTTTCTCACTAAAGAGATAACCGACGCCGACGGCAAAACTACCACTTGGGGCGCCACGCTAAAAAACACCGCATCTGACCTTGGTGCTTTGAGAATCGCAGGAGTCGCATTAGGCGGTGTCTTGGTTGCTCTACTGGCAGGATTCGCTGTAGATCAGATCATTAGTTACGCTACTGAAGTTAGAAATCTCGAATCGGCAACTACCGGACTTATTACCGCACAGGAAAGCGCTCAAGAAGCGGTCTATGGCACAAACGATGCAGCTGAATCTGGTATAAACTCGTGGCAAAGCTACAGTGATGCAATTGATAGCTCCATCGCTAAATCTGCCGAGATGGCTCAATCGTTCCAGGACACATGGGCTGAATACTATACCAATGAACAATTACTTAATCGCTATGTTGATACAATCCAAGAACTTGCAGGGCAGACTGGTTTAACTACATCTCAGCAAGGAGATTTACAGCGAGCGGTTGAACAATACAACTCGATAACTGGCGATTCGGTTGAGGTAACCGATGCAGCGTCAGGCGCACTGTCGAAATCAGCCGACGAGATCAGAAACAATGCTGATGCATGGCTTGAAAACGCCAAAGCGCAAGCCTATGCAGACTCAATTGCCGAAGCAACAAAAACGCTTGTTGAACAAGAGCAAACCTACCAGACATCAAAGCAGGCTCTTGAAGAGCTGCGAGCTCAATACGAAGCAACAGGATCAAGTAACGAATATCTAGCGCAGCAGATTGCTAACGGAGAAGCAGACCTCCGAAAGCAGCAAGAAACAATGAACGCCACCAAAGGCACCATTGAGTCATATAGCAACTCGATGGATGGTGTTGCGCAAAGCGTTACGGCATTTATTGGGACAAGTCAAACATGGCTTGATGCTATGGGAGAATCTGGCATCGCGCTTGAATCTATGGGCGGATATCTTGATGCGCTAGGCATCAAACAAGAGACCCTTGCTAGTATGACTCCAGACCAAGTTAACACGATTGTTAGCGCCTACGATGCGCTGTCTCAAAAAGGTATCGATGTTAATAAGTTTGCTTCTGACATGGCAGCTATTGGCTTGTCGCAAGAGCAGCTCGCAGCAGCAACGCCCGATCAGATGAGTGCGCTTGCGGATGCTTGGACAGGATTTACTAATGCTGGATACAACGTTAGCGACTTTAAGAGCCAACTCGAAAGCGTTGGGATAAGTCAACAGGATCTGGCTAACCTCACCCCTACCCAGATAGCGCAGATCGTGAGCGCCTACAGCAGTGGGCAAGCGAGTATCGATCAGATTGCCGAAGCTATTCGTACTGGCACCATTGATAAGCTTGGTCAAGCAGGATCCGGTGGCTCGCAAGCATATGCAAGTGGCCTAAGCAGTGGTCAAGGGAGCATTAGTGGAGCAGCTCAGGGAGACGCTAATGCTGCTACTGGTCCACTCGAAGAAGCAGGAAGCCAAGGTGGCGATTGGGGCAGCCATCTTGGACAAAACTTCGCGAATGGTCTTAGCGGTGCGGTTGATTGGGTAGCTAATGCGGCAAACTCTATCGCAAGTACGGTAAGCAACATCCTTGGTCACTCAGTTCCTAAGGAAGGTATTCTGCGCGAAGGCGGACGCGGCGAAGCTGTCTGGGGCGAGCATTTGGTTGAGAACCTAGCAGGCGGCATGCTGAGAAAGATTAGCCTGATTGAAGATGCGTCCGTAAAAATCGCAAATAGCATTGCCAAGAAGGTGCAAAACACCTCTTTGCCAATGATCAACATTGATGGACAACTCAGCTCACTTGCAATACCGGACAACATGTCAGCTCAGCTTGCTCAAGTATCTACAGCAAGCATTATTCAGGCACCAATCGATAACACCAACTTTACCGCTGATCTAAGTGACGGATTCAATTCAATTGTCTCAAAGCTCGACGAGGTAACTTCACGCATCGACAAGATGGACAAGAACATCTCAGCGAAACTCGCAAGTCCAGTACAGATCAAATACAACCGCCGTGAATTAGGACGCATGCAAAGGGAGGTAGTGTAGATGCCTTTTAATATGGCCATAAAATACGTCAACCACAAAAACGAAACCATTTCACTTGGCGACGGTGGCCCTCTGCATTATTTCGCCAATGCGATTCGAGACTGGGAATGGACGCCCAATGAGGTTAACGGCAAAGTGTCCTCGTTCACCCGAAGCCCTATCGATAAGGATTTACCTATAGGCATTGCTGCCGACACCGAAGAAGAAGGTCTGCTCCTGCGTGATCAAATCTACGAAATCGCAGAAAAAGATAACCTAACCATGCTTCCCGATAGTGAAGAGGATCCGACGCCAGGTAAGCTCTATGTCAATGATTGGTATGTAGAGCTATTTATGCGCGCGTGCTCTTTCGATAACTACCACTTCGATGACCGCTTCGCCGAAATGACCATGGACTGCCATATCCCTTACCCTGCCTGGATAAAGGAGGAGTTAGAACAATTCAGGATTGAGATCGATACCATGTCTGATTCAGACTATCTCGATTTCCCATTTGACTTCCCATTTGACTTCAAGCGACCACGATCAAACAAAAACATCATCAACGATTCTCTCATGCCTTGCGACATGCTTATTCGTATTTATGGACCAGCACTTAACCCCTACATAAACATTGGCGGGAATATCTACCAGGTAAACGTCAATGTACCTGACGGATCCAGGCTTGAAATCTATACCAGAAAGGACCATCAAAGCATCAAGCTAATCAATCTCTATGGCAACGTAACCAATTGCTTCAACAATCGAAACAAGGGTATTAAAGGCTCTGGTGAATACATATGGCAAAAACTAGCCGTAGGAAACAATACCTTGTCATGGGACAACTCCTTTGATTTCGATGTCGTGAAGTACTACGAGAGGAGTCAGCACCCATGGAGCAACTGATTTACACCGATGCTAATCGTATCGATCAGGGCGTGCTGAATAACGCAACGCTCGATCTTGAATACGGACGCGATGAAAGTGAACAAGCAAATACTTTCGAGGTATCCATCGATCGCAACTCGAAGATCCGCCTAGAAGACAAGGCTCTCGTATACATCGAAGGCACAGAGTATGGCGGCAAGATAACTGGCATTGGTACAAACACTACAGAGGATGTTATTACCTACAAAGGAATGACGTGGCACGGTCTACTAAATGCCCATGTCCTTGGTCCCGATAACGGACAAGATTATCTTGTTCTTACCGGAGAAGCTCATGCTATAATCCGCAGCCTCATTGAAAGAATGAACCTGCAGGATACCTTCACCTCACCAATGACTTCAAGCGGCATTACTGTGGACTACCAGGTCCGCTACGAATACGGGTACTTCGCTATTCTCGCTATGCTTAATGCTTCATCAGCTAAACTCAAGATGACTTTCGACGGTGGCATGATGGTGCTCTCCGCCGAACCCATTGCCGACTATTCCGACAGCGATGAGCTTGACACCACACAGATCGAATTAGAGATCGACAAGGATTACCTCCCAGTCAATCATCTTGTATGCCTTGGCGAAGGCGAGCTGAAGAACCGAATCGTCCTGCATTTTTACGCTGATGCTAATGGCAATGTATCCACGACCCAAAGCCTTTTTGGGGCAGACGAAAACACTCTGATATATGACTACACCAATGCAGACAGTAATGAGCTAAACGAGAAGGGCCAAGAAAAACTCAAAGAGCTGCAAAACTGTGATACCGTCAAGGTCGACATACCTGAAGGGCGGGTGCTTGATATCGGCGATCTTGTTGGCGCAATTGATCCAATCACTGGAATCTACGTAGCAACTGAAGTTACTTACAAGACCGTCACAATCAGCTCTAACGGCCTTGTAAGCATTGCATACAAAGTTGGTGATACATCAGCCAGTAAATCCATGACTGGACGTTCTGAGAGCTCTGGCGGTGGCGTTAGCTACTCTGCAGGTAAAGGTATCACTATCACAGGTCGCACCATCAATGCGGACGTCGATGCAGCTGACCTAGAAGAAGTAAGCGAACTGGCATCAGACGCAAAGGAGCAAGCGTCCGATGCCGCTGCAGCAGCTTCGTCAGCGCAAAGCGCCGCAGATGCCGCCCAGGCTACGGCAGACGGAGCGGTGGCTACAATCGAATCAGCTAGTCCACTGAGCGCAGCAAGGGATGGCAGTACGGCATCGCTTTCGCATGACAACAGCGGCGTATCTGCTGGCGCTTATGGTGCCGCATCTAACACAACCGCCGACTGGGGAGATACCGTTAACGTTGGACCTCGCGTGAGCGTAAACGCAACAGGACACGTCACCAGCGCTCAAGGCAGGACGGTCACGCTTCCAGGTAACACAGCAACGCAGGATGCTAAAGGTTTAATGAGCGCCGCCGATAAAACGAAGCTCGACGGTATAGCTCAAGGCGCTAATAAGACCGTGGTCGACGCTGCTCTAAACTCCACGAGCACCAACCCCGTGCAAAACAAGGCGGTAAAGGCTGCCCTGGACGATAAATCGGACAGCGACCATACGCACAACTACGCAGGCTCAAGCAGTCCAGGCGGCTCCGCTACAAGCGCCAACAAGCTTGCAACGGCTCGCACAATCACTCTTACAGGAGCGGTAAACGGCCAGGCTACCTTTGACGGCTCAGAAGATATAACCATCAACGTAGAGGGAGATAGTGCGGCTGCTGGCTTTTTAGCAGCGCACCCGGTTGGATCCGTATACGAAAGCACCTCATCGACAAGCCCTGCAACTACATACGGCGGGACTTGGAAATACTGCCCAGGATTCGAGTTCCATCGCTGGGTAAGAACAGCCTAAGTGACACTACCAAGACCATAACCTCACTGAACGAAAGCGAGGTTATGGTCTTGGGCGTTGATACTAACTACAGTAAATGGACTTGTGATAAGAAAAATTGCGGAACTGAGGAACACATCAAAGTAGGTGGCGCTCGTGAAGCAGCGTGGGGCAAGTTCGACCGCATAGACTCCAACGGTGTATCGACTGAATACTACCTATGCCCTGAACATAAAACGAAATACCAAGAGCTCGTTCAGCAAGAAGACAAAGATTTTCAAGCATGGCTGAACGGAGTTGATGAGTAATGGAACTTGTAACTGGCTTTGCTGGACAGGCACACGTAGACCCCATAGACATGGCTCACGTCAATGCTGTAGCTTTTGGTCATGATGCCTATTTGCTAGATACTCAGAACAAGCTTGAACCCACACTGGAAACAGCAAACAAACTTGTAGTAGATACTGGCGATCTAATGATCCAGGGACACCATTTTACCGTTGTGCAAT